GTCATTTTCGCTAGTGTTTAAATAATAATTATTTAAATAATTCTTAAGACCAGAAACAGTAATTCTTTTATTTTTTAAACTAGGATCGACTTCATATACATGAACTAGGGTGAACAAGTCTTCTTCTGCTACTAGGTCACCCTCTATAAGAGGTAATTCAGATATCCTTCTATTGGCCATTTAACTAACAACAAATTCTCCTATTAAAATTATAAGTCCTTTTTACTTATTCCATTGCACTTCAATGCGAGGAAGATTATTTGCCAGGTGCCAACTACCTTGGATACCTAGTACTAGGCCACAAGAAAGCATGAATACAACAATTAATTCTGCTACGGTCAGATTGCGACGAACGTAGACAACCCTATCAGGGGCAGGGGTAGGCCTAGGTGCTGGACGCACGGTAGCGGGAGGTACACTTTGATTTAGTGTTGCCTGAATAGCTTGAGCGCGAGCTTGTGCTTTGAGTTGCTCCAGGATTTCTGGAGAGATATACCCTTCAGGAATCTGTGGGATTTGCGGGGGTGTACTGGCGGGAACTTGATTTTCTTCCATGGGTAACAATCTGCTTGTTTTAAAGCTAGCATAAAAAAAGATATATTGACACCATGCAACACGGTCTTAGAAAAAGTCTTGAGGATATTGCCGTTGAATTAAAAGGCATCAAAACTATCCTAGGGTCAATGTGGCATTCTCGTTACAAAACCGAAGAAACGGACTTGATGAATCCTGAGATGTACGCTGACGAATATATTTCAACAGAAGAATGTGCCAGGCGCCTTAGCATTTCTGATCAAACAATTAGAAATTGGATTAGCAAAGCAAAAACTAAAGGCGGCACAGGGTGGGTAGAAGGTATACACTATATTAATATTTGTCCTCGCGCTAGTGGCAAAGCAGTTATTCGTATTCCTTGGAATGAATTAGTCCGGTCGTTTTCCAAAGATCGACCAGTAGAACCCAGTGATCTACGAAATAAGACCATGTATGTCTACAAGCACAGCGCCCACTTGTGATATGACCCATCTAATAGAAGACCTAGACGTAACAACCGTCACTCTTGAGAATTATTCTCAATTACTCCCGAGTATTATAGCAAAACAAGTTACCCTCTTCCTACCTCCCTTTGGTTCTTTTGATGACGGATGCCTCCAGCGGTATCTGTTAAACATTAGAGATTACGAGGAAGAGGACGCTAATTCAAGCATGACCCTTGCCAATAGATTACGGTTAGCGTTTGCTGACATGACACCTGATACAATCTGCGGTAGGTTCCCGCAAGCTGAACTATCTCTCAAGAGAAGATTAAGGTGTGTTGCTGAGTACTTGATTCGGGCTAAAGAATTTAATAAACTAAAAGATGACAGTGGAAACCTCGTAAAAAAACGAGGCATCATCGGTAAGATGGTCTGTGTGTACCAGCCGCTTCCCAAGTTGCTTGAATCTCTTACTAAACAAGGACTTATTCAACCATGACTAGACGAGAAGACCTACTAGCCAATCTGCTTGATAAGGATTATTCCCCTGAGAAAGCAAAGATTCTAGATACGACCGTACGTTTTGTCCTCGGTGACATGGGTCAAATGTATCTTGAGTTCTGGGACAAAGAAGGTCCTGGGGTCATGGTATTCCAACCTCAGCTGGAAGATCGAAGCATGTTCTATTGGACCCTTGGGGAATTGCATGAGGCACAAGAAGAATGTGAAGAAGCTAATAATGATGATCTTGCCGAAAGCTTCCGTCGTATCTTAAATGCTGCTCAGAAGATTGATCCTGCGGAAAAGGCTGGGTACATCATTAATGATCATAATGGTTTACGCTATTTTGAAATCAACTACAACCAGGTGACAGAATAATGGGCGTCAACTTTAATATGCGTAAAGAGGACCAGGAGCTTATTACAAATGCAGACCTGGTCACAGCAGCACACAGTCTTCTGGGGGAAATTGATCTTGATGCTGCTAGCTCCAAGCTAGCCAATACGTATGTAGAAGCCACTAACTTCTATACGCCTCAGGATGATGGACTGAATCACATTGAATGGTTTGGAAAAGTCTACGTGTTTCCTCCTAGTGGTTCATATTACTTTGACAAGCGTTTAGATAAATGGAAAATGACACGCTCTAACGCTACTGCAATAACGTCATCTCACGCGGTGTGGTTCCATAGGTTGTATCGTGCCTGGCTAAATAAAGAAATTGAGCAGGGTTTATACTTTACCAACTGTCCTGACATGATCAGGTACGAGCAAAAAATATTTGATTTTCCTGTCTGTATCCTTAAGACGTGCCCAGAGCTGGTTAAATTTTCAAGTGAGGGAATCAGCACACAACGTACCTGTACCTCACTTGTGGTGTACCTTCAGCCACAAGATGACGCATCTGCGGCAACACAAAGATTTATTGATATTTACTCTGAGAAAGGTCGGATTCTTTGTTAAGTAGGGTACACTGAGTAGGACTGAAACCCACAGATGACCCTTCTCTGCGACCTAGAAATCAAAGAACTTGCCTTGACTAAAGGCATGATTGAACCATTTGTTGACCGTATTGTGAGAGAAGAGGATGGTCGACGTGTCCTTAGTTACGGCTTGGGTTCTTATGGGTATGACATCAGGTTATCACCTATGCAATGCCTTGTCTTTGGTCGTATTGATGTAGGTGAAACTGACCCTAAGAATTTTAACCAAGAAATCTTGCGTCCCACTGAACTACTTAAAGATGAGCGTGGAGAATATTTTCTTATTCCTCCTTATGGATATTGCCTAGCGGTAGCAGAAGAGCGCATCTCACTTCCTGAAGATGTAACAGTTATTGCAATGGGGAAAAGCACATATGCCCGATCAGGGATTATTACAAATATCACACCAGCAGAAGCCCGGTGGGAAGGCCATCTGACCCTTGAGATTAGTAATGCCACACCATTGTTTAACCGTATCTATGCCAATGAAGGCATTATTCAACTCATGTTCTTCAAGGGAAATCCCTGTGGTACAACCTACGAAGATCGCAATGGTAAGTACCAGGATCAACCTAAGGAAATTGTTACGTGTCGAGTATGAAACTTGACCCTGAAGATGTAAACCAACGGTTGGAAATATTACAAATTATTACTGATGCTGTGGTGCACCAGGAGAATGATATGTTACGTGCGGCTCTTAGCCGAAGTCGCACTAAAAATGTACAGTGGGTCTTGAATACAATTAAAGAAATGTTTACCCACTTGCAAGATGCTTTGGAGATGCAAGACTACAGTAACTACCTAGACGAAGGGTAGGCCGTATGTACTTTTAGGCTTAGCTGAATATTGCGTACTGCCTACGGGTGAAAATACCTCTCCTTGATCTGCGCTAGTTGGTTCACGGAGAGCGGCACTTTGCTTAAACTTACCTGCAGACTTTGCTGCTGCCATGAACTTTTGTACGCGTTCTTCTTGCTTTTGATTTCTGGTATCAGCACGTCCCGCTGTCTTTTGTTCTTCTGTATCTAAATGACGCGTATCAACGTTATAACTTGCGCCAGGGCTTAAGTCAGATGTATCACTTGCAGATGTACCAGCATCCACTGAGGGATCATATCCACCGGGGATATAACCCTTTGGTGAATCCTTACGTGGCTCGTAGAATCGTCCCATGTTAATATTGTAATCGAAGAAGATTTAAACAAATGCATAACGCAATAAATGCTGATGATTTCTTAGGTGAATTCATGCGCCGTGGTATTCCTAACCCTGATGAAGTTGGGGGCCGTCAGTTGAATGAATGTGATTTTGGTGCAGAATTAGACAACGAAGAGAACGACGTTCCCCTTTATGACCAGTACAATAGAGGTCTGGTGGCTACGCAAGAAGGCCGCCCTCGTCTAAACCTTGCCCTAGAGGGGAACCAATGTCCACCCAACATGCAACAGGAAACCAGCCGACCGGGTCTTACAGGATATATTCCGAGTGTGGAGGAGGGAATGGAAGTAGGAGCTGTGCCACTAGCGAAGGGTGCAGTATTGCTGGACCTGGGTCAAGTACCAGGGAAAGAGAAGAAACTATCAGCGATGCGCCGGGGCATGTAATTGATATGGTTAATCATCCCCCTCATTACACCCAGGGGGGTATTGAATGTATTGACGCGATCCAGGCTGCATTAACACCTGAAGAGTTTCGTGGTTACTGCAAGGGTAATGCCTTGAAATATACCTGGAGAGAACGGTCAAAAGGACAGAATGAGTC